CGAGGACACGTTTTGAACGTCTTGAGGCGTGACTTAGAAATGTACGGCGCTCCGTTTTCGCTCCACTCGTCGCTTACTGTTAGGTCGAGGTCACTCATTTGCACTTTCTAGCTCCTTCACGTAGTCCGTCACCTCAAGTGCCTGGTACAACTCTCGGCGTCCATCATCTGCTCTTCGCGTTTTAAATTCAATGAGCGTGCGTTTCTTCTTCGCGGCTTCGCAGAGAATACTCGTCATATCTTCAGGAGAAATATTGAATAGCGCGGGCTCATCGCTACTCATCGTCAGTCACCAAGCCTTCTACGTCTCCATTGATTACTTTGCGTAGCTGGACCGTGTTTGACTTGCGACGAGGGGTGAAGTCAGGCAGATCACTTAGCAGCTTTTCATTCTCACTAATCTTTGTCTCAATCTCTATCGCAAGTTCATTGATTTCGCTATCCACGTCTTGATGTGTGTTACTGTTATTCACGTTTGAATGCCTCAGCAAATGCAATGTATCCAACTCGGTCGCGATTGTCGTCGGGGTTGTGTTCGCCGCCCTGAGAGCGAGCCAACTTGAACAGCGCGAGGAGGTCGGCTACGTCACTGGGTGTTATGTTGGGCTCAGTCACGCCCTCGTTCACTAGATAGTCGTTCCAGTACCGCGCGATTCTCGCAAACGAATCTTCCGGTGCGCCGTGAGTCTGTGAACGACCCTCGGTGATCTCAGCTGCTTCGTGTAGAATTTCTGTGTTAGGTTTTGTCATAGCTCTCGTCGCTTCATTTCTCCGTGGCTGCAATTACCACACTTTACTTTCAGAATCGAACCGTAGTCGTTCGCTGTAATCAACGCCGACTCATCGGATTCGCAATCCGAGCAAACGTACTTGTGAGCATCATCTACGTTGTTCACTCGACTGCGAATGATTTCCCCATCCGAGAACTGCTTGAGGTCCCCATCGTGTGTGAACTTGAGCGTTCCATCAGGCAATTTCATCACGTCGAGGACGCCTTCGTATGGGTGTATTTCCCCATCAGTGGCTTGAACGTGAACGTCATGCGTTATTCCGGTCATGTTGTTTGTGTTGAATCCCATTTTGTGATCGTCTCTCTCCGGCTCATCGCGTGGCACATTGCGAAAACCACATCCGCTTCGCCTCACGTCGAGCCGCTACTCTTCGGAAAAGTACCCGTGGTACTCGGCGTCTGGATTTCTGTTCCCGAGAAGCTCCTCGTCACCATACTGGACTCTCAGATAAACACCAAAGGCTGCGTTCTTTACGTCTATGAGGATTTCTTTTAGCTCGTCATTCTCATTGATCGTAGCTTGAGCTATTTTTTCGTCAACTGCATCAGAGGCCACGAGAGCACCGTTTTTGTACTCGTCTAACTCTTGATGTGCCACTTCAACATCTTTGATGAGTGAGGCTAACTGCGTCTCGTCTCCTGCTACATCAACGGTCACGTCTTCGATGAGCGCGGCTGCTTTGTGTTCACTAATCATTGTATCACTTGAGATTTCCATTCGAATCGACTCTATCAGCAGCTTTTGGATCGTTTATCACATCGTAATCTGGTCTACCTGGATGTGTTACAATTAGTCCACACTCCGGGCAGATTGGTTGGCTCTTTTCGTCTTTGTATGCATCAACCTCACAGTCGGGACAAGAGAGCGTTTTGTACTCGACTGTTTTCTTGAGCACTTCTCCGCCACTCACGTTGTACGCATCGGGAATGTATTCATCAAAGTATCCAGGCCCAAGGTCGCCATCTGGATCACGTTCAGGGTGATAATTTCTCAGATGTGGCGGTAGTGTGTCATGCTTAAACGCAAGTTCGTGAAGACACCATCTGTCGTGGTCTTTGGCGCTGACGGTCATCGTGTCTGCTCTCGGCGGCTTGTTGAGTCCGTTGTTTTGCATTTAGCGAGGTGTCGCATCCGGTTGTAGAGTCTTCGAACTATACATTAAGTCTTTGGAAGTCACTCAGTAAACTCTACATCGAAGCTCCAAGTAACTACGCGAGAGTCACTCACGCCGTGTATGGTTGCCGCTGGAACACTCCACTCCGAAATGGATTCTTCAAAGTCGCTGGCGGGCTTGATACTACCACTCATAATCACGGGTGCTTCTCGAACCATGTCTCTCGACGGCTGGTGGTAGTGGCCTCTGTACGCTATATCGAAGTCGTGGTCAAGCTTCCAGCCACGCCAGCGTCGTTTGGACGAGCTTGTTCCAATGTGTTCGAGAGCATCGTCACCATGACGTAGGTGAGCGCGATGACCGCGCATTTTGAAGTTCGTAAATCGCGTGTGGTCATTGCGAATGAAAGTCACGTTTTCCATGTCGCTTTCACGAACAGCGAGATCGAGCATTCGATACACAATGTCGTCGGCGTTCGCCTCTTTGGACGAGCCTGAAACGCGAATTTCTCCGTGGTTTCCAGTCTGACAAACCACCTGCACGGCTTTGAATTTCTGTGATAGCCGACGGATCTGCTCAAGATGGACTTGCGATGACTCGTCAATTTGGTCGTTAAGCGACCGAGACACTTCGTGCGCTTGTCCCTCATAGATACCTGCACCAGTGACAATATCACCACCCATGAGGTAGTGAGCTGTGTCAAACTCGTAGCCTGCCGACTTTTGCCGGTCAACTAGAGACATTACGTTATCTACTCGCTGCTCGGCTCGTTCGAGAGAAATCTCAGGTCCGAACGTTTGCTTTCCAAACTCATCACTCACTACATCTCCATGATGGTCGTCAGTCACATGGATCACCACGTCTTCATGTTCGGGATTCACCGGATGACCGCCATCGGCAACAGCAGGCTTTGAGCGATTAAGAAGGCGAGTGAGTCGTCTGTTCAAATCATGCAGTTCTTTGTTTGCTCGCTTTGTGATTTTCTGCTTCCCATAGATGGTACTCCGATTGTTCTTATTGTCATTCGTGGGATGCTCAGGAATCGTGGGTGCCTCTCCTTTCGGATAGAATACAGTCTTACCGTTCTCCACCCGCTCATCGAGGCCAACTTTATTCTTCACACCTCGAACGTGATCACGAGCCGTGCTCTCACCAATATCGAACTTGCTCGCAATTTCTGTGTAGTTCGCCGGAAGGTACTCAGCAACGTCTCTCTGTCGTCCGTTGAGCTTGTCGTAATTCATTAAAACGCTTAGTTAGTTACCGCCGCTGGTGTTGAGTCGTTCTTGCTCTTCACGTCTTTACACGCTGATTCGTACAGGTGACACGAAGAACCCAAGCAGAACTGCTCTGCATTGGCGATGATGTTCTCGCATTTTAGCGGCCCGTACTGACGAGCTACTATGTCTTCGATGAGGTTGCGAGAGTATTCCTCATCGAAACCGGGGATTGGCTCAAAGAACTCAACCATCACGTCGATGGGCACGTTTTTGTTACTAAGCTCTTTGATGATTCCAATTTCCATCGTTCGAGATGCTTGTCCGTGTTCGTAGGCATCATCGCGATCTCGAAACGCAGCGATACACGGCTTGTTTGCAGTTAGAAAATCAAGGTCGTCTATCTCGATTTTCTCGTTTGACTTTTTCTTGTAATTTCGCAGCGCGACTCCAGAGTGAACAGTAGAACCCGATCCTCGTCGCTTTTTCGAGTCTGATGCACTACGAATGAACTGAGCGACTGTCTTACCAGCATTCTCTGATGGGTTGCGCTGGCAATCATCAGGAACCTCACGCGGCCCGCTGGTCAACGTGAGGTAGTCGTTTGGATCATCAAGCGATGCAAGTTCTCTCGTCGAGATTGGAACACACCACCGATTCGACGCTACGTGATTGACGCCGTAGTGGCGAGTGTTTGGGTGTCGAACGAGGCGCGCTAAATCAGACGAGTCAACGTCAAGCCACGGCTCAATGTCTACACCGCCCGAAATCTCATTGAGCTGTTCGACAAGGCCATCGGAGTAGGTTGCAAGTCCGTTTTTGAACTGTCGAAAAGAGCCTTCGTTAGTAGACAGCGTAGAAAAATCGAGAAATCCATGCAATCCTTTGTGGCCGCTTAGTGACCAGCGCCAGTGACCACCGAGATTGGCGTCGATGAGGGCGCGGGCCACCATTTTACTTCGAACGAGAAGCGCACTCATGTCACGCTTCCAGTCTTCAAGCTTGCCTGTCTCTCGGTATTTCCGGTCAGCAGGAATGTCAAAGTCAATGAAGATACTATCAATATTTGGGATGTTACCCTCATCTGTGTGACCTCGTGGGAAAGAATACGTAGACACGTACCCAGGCATCTCTGCTTCACTTGCCGCTTGTAGACTGGTTACGAGTTCACCTCGATTAGACACGGGTGATTGGATAGCGTAGGCATTACTCGACCGTCGAGGAAAGTTAGGAGCCCACACCTTGCTTGCCTCCCAAAGAAGCCGTGTTTCCGTGTTCATCTTAATCTCCAAGCGTTCCCTGCATCTCACCTCCCTCATCGTTGCTTTCACCGTACAGGCCTTCAGAGAACACATCAGCCTCTTCTTCTTCACGCTCTTCGACTTTCTCTTCTAGCTCGTTGCTTTCGGTAATGTTGATTGTTTCACCAGTAAACGGGTGGGTTGCGATGAGCCCTTCACCTTGACAGTGATTTTCTATGTACTCTTCTGCAATGCCATCGGGAAGAGAAGCGCGTGCTGTCTCTTTCGTGTCTTCGACGATCTGCTTCCAGTTCATCTCGACATTGCGTGTTGCTTCTTTAGCGAACGGAGCCGCCGACCAAAGCACGGGAGAACCACCTTGATCTTTGCGAACGTAGCCTTTTGTGAGCATATTGTCAAGTGCCCGAGCTACGTCAGAGTTAGTGATGTTGAAGCCACGGTCACGCATCTCCATTTGAACTTCTGCTTTCGAGAGGCCACCTCCATCATTGCGAAGGTCCTCGCGTAGCACCTCCAGAATCTCGAAGTCCTCGTCGCGGAGATTGAGCGCACTCAACACCATTTTCTCCCCAAAGATACGCATTGCCATCCACGCGTCTTTTGGCGTAATTAGCAGCGTTAGCGTTTCGTCCTTATCGGGGAGCGGCGCTTCCATCGCAGTCCCATTTGTTCCAGCGTGGAACATCGCGACACTCCGCATGAAGTCCATGAGTCGTGGGAAGTCTTGGCGAGCTTCTGTAAAGTGAGATGGAAGCGGGTTTTGATTGTTGATCGCAATCGCAACGGGGTTTTGCGTACCCCAGTCACCATCTTCTCCGTACTTCTCGACAGGAATAGACGCAATGTAATCGCGAATGGCAGCGGCCTCATCGCGCTTCACTTTGCGTTCATACATCCCGGCTTCCATTTTTGCCTGCATCTCATTGACGCGTTCTGTGAGTTCTGCACTCGCGTCTACGGATACGATGAGGGCGCGGTTGCGGAGTTCTGCATAGTCATTGAGATCGACTTTCTCATTGTCCGTCGCAACGAACATGATGAAACAATCGGGTGGGTAGATCGTCATGCTCTCTGTGGAACCACCACCACCCACGGTGCGCGAGTGAGTCATCGCCTCGCCCTCGCCGTGCCGCTTCATCATGTCTTCGAGGTGCGGCTTGTCGTCGAGCGTCGTAATATCAGGATACCGATGCACCCGAGCCTGATTCATCTCGTACTCTTGCTCAAAGAGATACGTTTTAGATGTTGAAGTCGGGATAGGATACAC